CGACGATGCTATCAAATCCTTACGTCAGCTAACGCTGATGTTCGGAAAGATGCAGCTTGAGTGCTCCCCAGCACGTCAGGCTGCGTCGTTGCAGGGCTATATCGAGTGTGAGCAGGATGTCCGGTCCTCTGACCAGGAACTCACCGACGAGAGTCGGGAGGAGTTCCGTTTAATGGCAGAGTTGCTGTTCGGAGAGATGTTTAGTCGAATGGATAGAGATATCATGTTCGACCGTCTCATGCCGAAGCATGGTCCGGGATCTACCGCTGATCGTATTTCTGGTAATCAGAAGTATGTTCCGCGAACCTGGACTGATCGATTGGAGGCGGTTTTTCCGTCTCTTTATTACGTGATCCCGAATTGGCGATACACGCACGTTCTCGATCACGTGGACATCCTCGAACCCGGTAGAGAAACACCCGTGAGGGTGACTCTCGTTCCTAAGACGCTCAAGACACCTCGAGTTATCGCAATGGAACCCGTTTGCATGCAGTATATGCAGCAGGCGGTTTTCCGTTGCTTTTACTTGAGTTTTCAGAAGGATGACCTCCTGAAGAAATTGATCGGTTTTGATGACCAAGGCCCGAATCAGGGCCTTGCTCGTCAAGGTTCGCTTGATAACCGAACCGCAACACTTGATCTAAGTGATGCTTCCGATCGTGTCTCGAACCAGCTAGTCAGGACTATGGTAGCTCGCTGGCCCAATGTAGCTAGGGCCTTCGATGCCACCCGGTCCCGTAAGGCTGCCATAGGAGGCAAGTCTATTCGGCTTGCCAAATATGCGTCTATGGGTTCGGCACTTTGCTTCCCTACGGAAGCAATGGTCTTTTTGACCATGATCTTCGTGGGGATTCAGAGATCGCTTAACACGTCACTAACCCGAAAAGACGTAAAACGTCTGATCGGTTCGGTGCGTGTCTATGGGGATGATCTAATTGTCCCTGTAGACCATGTGCATACCGTCGTCCGGACACTTGAGGCTTTTGGGTCTCAAGTGGGACTGGACAAGTCTTTCTGGACTGGAAAGTTCAGAGAGTCTTGTGGTCGCGAGTATTATGACGGACACGATGTTAGTATTGTTCGTGTTCGTCAGTTATTCCCGACGCGACGGCATGACGCTATCGAGGTAGGTTCTCTCGTAAGCCTCCGGAACCAACTCTACATGAGTGGTTACTGGAGGACCGTGAGATGGTTGGACTCCGTTCTGGAGGGAATGTTACATTATTTCCCAACAGTGGGGCCCGACTCCTCGATACTGGGCAGGGTCAGTTTCGTTGGCGAAACCTTTGGGTATCGCTATACGAGACTTCACCCACGCTGGCAAAGCCCCCTAGTCAGGGGCTTTGTAGTGTCAGCCAAACCCCCGAGTGATGAACTCGACGGGACTGCTGCCCTTCTTAAGTGTTTGCTTAAGCTAGGCCATTCGGCTGATGGCGAAGGTATCGGAAACGGTCCTTTGCCCTGGCTGGAACCTGGAGCATCTATAGGTGGCCCTTTTGGGGTCTACCATGATGCCACTTTGTGGAGCCAACCACAGAGTGATGACAAGCACTTAGAGCGTACTGGACGCCCTCAGCGCGTCGACATCAAGCTGAGGTGGAGCTCTCCCTTCTAAAGGGGAGAAGCCGGTTCATACCAGTGGACCGGTGGGAGATACCAAGGTCCCTCTCTACTAGTTAATAGCTAGAGGAGGGGATGGTTTCCCGCACACCGTGCTTCCGCGCCTTCGCGGCGTGGTTTCGCACAGGGAGG